TTCTTCTACATCATGCTCTCCACTATCGAGATAATCTGCCGCAGAATCAAGATAGTCTGCTGCCTTAGTAATTTTAGACTGAACCCATGCTTCAATATTACCTTCACCCTTCAACTTTCCACGAAGTCTCTTTGCTGCAGCAATGACTGTGGAAATTTCAGAACGAGCCATTGAGTGCTCATGATCTTTTGCCTCATTTGCTGGATGTGGCATAGTTGTATTATAGTCTTTTTTCGAACTAACTATTTCTGCTGGTAATGAAAACATATCCCAATATTTTGGTCCATACCTACATTCATCTCTTCTTTCAAGTTTTTCACATTTTGGGCAGTATCTATCTGGTCTTTCACGAACTGGAGTATCCCAATCATAGTTCAAGGAGGTTTGTTCCGTAGATTCGCCCCAATTTGCAGCACCAACTTTACGACATTTGACAAGTGCTCCAGAAGCATATGCACTTGGCCAAACATCATATCTTGATTTTACTTTATTATAGCAAGCGTCTTTTTTACCACTACTCTTACCTTTGACATCCTTTTCTTCGTTCATTTTTCTTTCTGGGTTATCAGTAGAAACGTAAGTCGGTTTTGCTGCGCTAGTTTTTTGAGGTTGATTTGGATCAGCAGCACTTTTTCTTCTTTGTGCAGATATTCTTTCTTGCTTTGTCATGCTCGCTCTCTTATCTGAAGAGACACATTTTGGAGTTCCCTTTTCACCCTTTTCACGAGCACATGGTTCTCCAGAAATTACTTCAACCCATCCAGGTTTTCCATCCTTTGATTTAGATCCTTTAAACCATTGATGAAGAGTACCTTCGTTTAATTTTTTAATCCAAACATCTGGTGTTCTCTTATGCTTTTCAACAAAAGCATTATGTAATTCTTTTGCCGTCATATTATGTTTTTTTATTATACGACGCATCAATTTATCAATTGAATTATATGAGATATTATTTAATTTTTTCAATTGATCTTCAAGTTCTTTGACTGCATCATTGAAATTTACATTCACATCTTTAAACTTATTATGATGTTTCTTTGCATCTGCCTCCATTTTTTTGAGGCGAGTGTAATAATCTGGAATTTCATCTAGATGCTGAAGAGCAATTTTAACTGCTAATTTTTGATCTTTTGTGTGCTCATGTTCAATTGGAGCACCCATATCGAGTTGTTTCTGAATAAAAGAAACTTCAAGACGATGCTTTTTGGCAATCTCTTCCACGCTATTATATGGTTTTAATTGCTCATTCATTGATAAAAATCTATTATTCTTTATTATTTAGAAAACCTTGCTTTAACAGTTTTGACAACTCTGCGGTTGATCCAACAAATAGAGCATTGTTTGTGACGTTATTGGTAGTCTTAGTTGTATCTTCCTCAACGTCCTTTAATTTCTTCTGTAAATCTATAAGCTTATCAGTTACGTCACCGACAGACTTGATGAGTTGCCCTGCTACTTCATATGCTCTTGGTGAATCGCTCTCACCAGCCAATTCCATAATTCCATTTATTGCTTCTTGTCCCTTTTCAATTAATGAGTATAAATTAGCCCTTGTATACTCATAATCTTTTTTAATGTCATTATCATTTACTGGATTTTTAACAATCTCAACCTCAGTTTTCTTTTCTACAATAGATGTTTCTATGTTCAATGAACTTGAAATAGACTCAAATGAATCCATGAATTAACCTCAAATATCTGTTTGTTGTGTTGGACTATAGACTTTAGAATCGTAGAAATTTTCTATAGTTTCACTAAATCCAAAATCATCATCTGGTTGAGCATCGATAGGATCTGGAACCAGAGTATAACGCATTTCTCTTCTTGCTGTATTTCTATCTGTTCCAGCATAAGTATCAACTTGAACTTTTCTGATTAGTCCATCGCTGCTATCTGAGATTGGACCAAACATATTAACTTTTGCAGTAAAATAAAATGTATAGATTAATGATCTTCTGGTAGAAAAATCCCCCTCATAATCATCTTGGAATGAAATATTGTTCAATACGATAGGGACATCTCTTTTTTCTCCAATAGATTCAATTAAATCTATTGTTACATTAAATCCTGGTTGGAATACTGGTAGAATCTGCTCTACTATTTGTAAGGCATCATCGTTTAACTTTGCTAATACACTTAATTCAAATCCAATATTATAAGGAACTGGCATATAAACTTTTTTAATATTATTCTCAGCATCTACTGCCTTAAATGTCTGAGTTACTCCAGTTTTTCTTGTTGCATCATATGCTAAAGATGTCATCTCAAATGACATTCTTGGTAATGTAATTGCAATTGGTTTTGAAAGATCAGATTGCTGTTTGATTTTTGCAAGAAACTTTTGCGATGGTCCATATGATAATGGAACCTTTATTTCAGAAATTTGATTATTATCAGAATCTTCATGTTTAATATAAATTTCATTAAACAAAGTTCCAAAGGCAACAATTGTTTTTCTTATAATCTGATGATAGTAATATGTTCCAAGCATTAGTATGTACCAAATGGGTTTGTTTCTGAAAAATCTAGAATATTTTGCGCCTCAGCTTCAAATTCATCATTCTTGGCGTATGGATCATAAGTGTCTTCCTCACTATATGATTTAACACTATATGATGCAGATGATGCTGCTCCTACTACAATTTCTCCAGGTAGGAAAGTACCACTATTTAGAGAAATTTTTAAAATTCTTTCGCCAGAAACTAAGTCCCAACTCTTTAAGAAAGCTCTAGCTCCTGAAGTGGATCCTACAATTTCCTCATTACTTATAAATGAACCAACACCAACGTTAGGTGGAGATGAAATATTTATAGAAGGTATTGATATGTATCCAGTACCACTATTTGATATTCTAATTGTGGAAATGGTTCCAGAGGCAGTTAATAGTGCCGATGCTGTTGCAGTAGAAAGTCCAGAATTTGGCGACCCTATGGTTACAGTTGGACTGCTATAGTACCCAGAACCTGCGTTAGTCAAATTAACCAAATATACTGCATTAGATGTTATTCCGCAGGTTGCTGCTGCTCCTATGCCCCCACCACCGCTTATACTGACCGTTGGTGGCATAGTGTATCCATATCCAGCATTCGTTAATAGGATTTCCCTTACAGAATTGCGATTTAAAATTGCTACTGCAGTTGCCCTCTGTCCTCCTGCTGAAGGAGCAGATATGGATACTATTGGTGCAGAAGTATAGTTATATCCATCATTATTTAAATAGACTGCTTGTATAACCCCAGTCTGTGCTATCGAAACATTTGCAGTTGCTGTTATTCCAGATCCAACTAAAATCAAAGTCGAGATAAATCCATAATCCTTAACCGTATCTTGAATCTCCTCAATACCAGTATCAATCTCTTCATCTTCATATTCGAAGAGTTCACATTTTAATTCATAGATATAGTTCTTTCCTAATTGGTAAAATGGGTTTTCAAATTCAACTCTTTTTACTTCAAATAATCTTTCACCGAGAGGAAAATAAATTAAATCACCTTCTCTTGGTCTGCTTGATAAAACAACCTTTGCCCCATCGTCATAATTGGGATTACTTGTTTCATTTTCAAGCATAGTTTCTAGGAATGGTGAAATAAATTCTTCAAACCTTTCTCTGGAGATAGTTAAAGATATTTCATTGGTCAACTTTAATCCAAATTTAGTCATAATGTCATTTGAAGGACTATATCCCTCAAAATTATTTAAATATGCTTCAATAATATAATTATCATCAAATTTTGAACTTTGAACTTCGTTTAAAATATTATCAGTTTTCAGTTGCTTTCTAGGAATATAATAAACATCTATACCAAACATCCTGAGATGTTCGTTTATTAAATCCTGAACTAAATTCTGCTCTCCTGGAGCACCTTGGAGAAAATATGGGTTAAGTGCCATTATCCAATGAAGTCTAAAGGTGGTAATTCATAATCAAGCATCATTCTTGATTGGATATCTGCTAATTCTTTTTCAGCATCATCATAAATCTCTCTTCCATTTAATTCAATTCCGCCAGGAAGTTTCACTCCTCTAAATTTAATTAGATTTTGCCCCCACTGTCTTTTAATCAGTGCAGTTAGATACTTTTTCAAGAAACTATCATTATATACCTTAGTAAAATCATTTGGATCTAATATTCTAAAGCATTCAAAAACAATAAATGTTCCTGCCTTTTGTGATCCCCAATCTATATCTAAATAAAGTCTATTTTGTCTTTTGTTAAAACGTATTTGCTTATCAGTGGTAAGTAAGAAATCAATGTCTTCTAGATATGTTTTAACCATCGCATACTGCAAAAGTTCAACAGAATTGAAATAATATAAGTCATTTAAAAATAATTGATATTTAATACTAAACATACCACCAGAAATAGAACTGGTGTCAAACTTAAATACTTTTTCTATTCCGATTACAGAATCTGGTACTTGAATATAATTAGAACTTTCATAAAAATTTTGAGTTCCAAATGGTGAAGATCCTGTTGTAGTAACTATACCAACTCCATTTGGTGCTACAGCCGAACCCCTATCAATATCCTCTTGGGTTAATTGATATTTGAGATACATTTTTTCAACACCATCAAAATGCCTTTCATTAAAGTACTGTAAGGCATCATCTACTAGGTCGTCTATTTGATCGTCATCTACGTTGATTTCCAATACAGGATATCCTAAACGTCTCAAACAATAATTAACTAACTCTTGTCTACTGGAAGGTTTGGACATTAGAAAACTCCTTTATTTTGTTACACCAGATCTAACTAATGCCGTTCCTTCCACAACCTTTACTCTATCATTTTGGGAAGAAAATCCACCATCTTGAATAGCAACATCATATACGTATCTTCCTGGCTTCAATTGAGAGGTCTGCTCATCCGTCAATGAGATTTTAATTTTCCCAGTAGAACCAGTAACAACGGTACATGCAAAAGAAACTGCACCAGAACTGGAATAATTTTTTTTCAACTGTGCGGTTATACCGTAACCAACTAAGTTTAATTCTTCGTTAGTATTGATAGACTCAAACTCAAAAGTGTTAGTAAACGTAAAACCTTGTTCAATTACGATATTGGATACATATACTGCCATTTTATAAGGACACTTTTAAATATATTTATTAGATTCAGAGATTAAATTTATAACCTCCTGTTGTTTCAAATACATCTTACAATATAATTTTGCATAATTTCTCAGTTCATCAGCACTCAAATTGTCAATAACTCTAGAATGTTTTTCATATTCAAACAATCTAGTCATACTTTCCAATTCAATTTCTTCTGGTTTCATTAATCAATTCCCTTATGAGTGATTTAATTTCACCAACTTCATTTTTTAAATTTTCTATTTCATTTTTATAATTCATTCTAATTTGGGAAGCTTTCTTATGTGCATTATATGCAGTATCATCACAATTTATGATTGCCCCAGTCTTTTCATCTCTAAAAAGATTGGGGTGTCCTTCTACGGGTATCATCATACTAACGCAATTGCCCTCATTTCTTTAATTATAGCGATTTTTGCTTGATTGCGTGAACTCATTACAATTTTGATTGTGAACTCAGTAAATTCTCCCAAATTGTTTGCAGTAAATTGATATTCTGATGTTGTTCTTTCATCAGTATTTGCCTTAACAAATGCATCAGCATGTCCAGTATTTTTCGAAGGATCGATGACTCTATCACCAAATCCATCACCATCACTATCTATGAGATTTTCATATCCTGGGAAGAATTCAAATACTTGCTCTTGTGACTCAGAATCTGGTCTACTTATACTATACAGAACTCTAAAATCAACTCCATCCGGTCTGTTTGCAGTTAAAATAACTTTTAATGCAGTTGCAGGATTTTTTAATTTAACTGGAATAGAGACATACTTGGCAGCATGTGGATCTCCCTCAAGAGAATTTGTCAAAGAACTTTCGATGTAATTTGAAATAGGAGCATCGATTCTCCATGCTCTAAATTCATTGTTACAAATATCTGTGAATAAGATTGGAGATAGGTTCTTATCTTCAGTTTTCAGAACAATTGCTGTCGTGAAAGATTTATTTCTTGGTAAATCATCAAGATACTCCTGTTCATTTACATTCGATGCCACCATTCTAAGAGAAGATAAAGTATTGACCTGATTCAATTGAACTTTTTCATAACCTTGGTCAACAAATGACTGCTCACTTCCATGGGAACTAGTTGCACTGATTGTTCTTATGCTTCCCTCGACTGAAGTTTTTGAACCTGGAGTGAAGAATCCATAAGATGGATTAATTGCATTGAATAAAATATTTTCACTTGCAGTAACAGTATCACCGCCAACGAATGCTTCAGATGTGAAGTTTAGTTCTGGGAATCCAGTTGGAGTTCCATCTGCTGTTCTATTAATACCATTTTTAGATCTGTCTATTTCTATGCAGTAAAGATCTAAATCACGCTCCTTAGAACTTATGAAGTGAGTAGTATTAATTCTTCTGAGAGAGACACCATTTAACTCATATTTGAAGGTTAAAGTTCCTTCAACGTGAGTTTCAATTTTAGTTGAATCTTGACCTCTAGTTACTGAGGTTAAAGTATCTCCAGAAATTGCCTCATATTTAATAATTTCTTGATCAATAATTACATATCCTGGATTGGTTGCACTTACTGCTGCCCCTTCAAATGTTGCAAAAGATGATGTATTTGCGGCACCCACATTAATAACAGTCTCAGAGTCTAGTAAAGTTGCTTGCAACTCAACAGGAGCAAGATCACTCTGAACATTAGACAATCTAACAATGTTATTAGTGGTATGCATACCATGACCATAGTGAACAACTCTCATGACATTGCCAGTTGAGAATGTATTATCACTTATAGATGAGGTTCTTATTAAAGTAGAACCAAGACTAATTCTATTATTACTAGCATCATAGTAAACTAATTGTGTATTTTGTGTGAATGATTGCCCCTGAACATTATTAAGATAGAGTGTATCGGCTCCATTAATATCATTGATAGAAATTAATCCTCCCACACCAGTTGCTCCGGCTGAGGATGTAGTTATTCCTACTATGTCTCCTTTTGCATATCCATTTCCACCAACTGCAATAGTTGCGGCAGTAATAGCACCGCTGGATGCAGTAATATTTAATTTCAAACCAGTTCCCTTGCCGCTAATATTATAAGTATCGACATTGGACTGTGATGTATAGTTGGAACCCACTGTGGAAATTCCTACAGAAGTAACTGAGCTTCCAATAGAAACTATTGAACCTGTTACATAAGGTTTACCTGATTCTCCAACGCGCCTTCCAGCAGCTAAGAGACTTAACGTAGCTGTATTTGATGATTGTACCGTTGTAATTCCAATAGTAAGATTTTTTGAGAATGTTGTTATTGGATTTGGCTCTAAAGTTTTTACATATCCATTACTTTCATCAAGTGGTGGATTGTAGAAAAATACAGTTCCA